TCTGGTTACATTAACTCAGAAGGCGAATTTGTTTCAGTAGCACTAAACACTGGACAGCGTGATACGTTGTATAGCAACAGCATTAACCCAATTACATTCTTAAGTGGAGCAGGGTTAACTGTATTTGGACAAAAAACTCGTGCAAGAAATGCAAGTGCATTAGACAGAGTCAATGTTGCACGTTTGGTTGTTTACTTACGTGGTCAGCTAGAACTACTAGCAAAACCATACTTGTTTGAACCAAATGATAAGATCACACGTGATCAAATCAAAGCAGCAGCTGACGCACTATTGCTAGAACTTGTAGCTCTAAGAGCACTATACGACTTCCTAGTTGTGTGTGATGAATCAAACAACACACCAAGTAGAATTGACCGTAATGAGCTTTGGATCGATATTGCAATTGAGCCAGTTAAAGCAATTGAATTTATTTACATTCCATTGCGTATCAAGAACACAGGAGAGATTGCAGCACTAGGTTAATATGCGCACTTAATGAGTGGATGAAACACTCCACTCATTATAGCATAAATACATGTGTATAGGAGATTAAAAAATGCCAATCACAACATTACAAAATATTAGTATACCTACAGAAGGTGGTGGTTCTAACAGTTCGCTATTAATGCCAAAACTACAGTATCGCTTTAGAGTGCTACTTGACAACTTTGGTACAACTGGTGGTCCTGATGGAACTAGAGAAATTTCAAGACAGGTTGTAGACGTAACTCGTCCAAACCTAACTTTTGAACAAATGACAATCGACGCTTACAACTCAAGAACATATCTTGCAGGTAAGCATACTTGGGAACCAATCACACTTACATTGCGTGAAGATGCAAACAACAATGTACAAAAAATTGTTGGACAGCAACTACAAAGACAATTCGATTTCTTCGAACAGTCAAGTGCAGTATCAAGTGGGTCTTACAAGTTCCAAACTAGAATTGAAATTCTAGATGGTGGTAACGGTGCAGAAGGTGCAAACGTAATTGACCGTTTCCAATTAGTTGGATGCTATATTGAGTCAGCTAACTACAACACACTAGCATATGCTACAAGTGATGCAGTTACAGTAGCATTAACTATACGTTATGATAATGCTATCCAATTTGGTGCAGATGATGCATTCGAAGGTATTGGCGAATCAGTAGCAAGAGCAACTGTTGCTGCAATTGGCGGTACTACAGTTACTGGCTAATACTTTTTAGGATTGGTATTTTAAACAACAAAGCGAGGGCTTTTATTAGCTCTCGCTTTTTTATTATCTACACACTTTACAGAACAGATAAATATTATTATGAGTTTAAAGGACCTTTTTACATTTAATTTAACATCAGGTACACATTTGAGAGATGCTAGACATGCTCATCAAATTTATACCCAAAATAATTTTACATTTGCGCCAAAAGCGCAATATATGTATCATGTGGTGTTTGTACCAAATCCCGAAGTAGGTAATGGCGCTACTTCAAATAGTTTTAATTTTCAAAAAGAACTAGGAATTATGGTAAAGAGTGCAGACTTACCTAGCTTCAGAGCATCAGTAGAAAACAAACAACAATATAATAGAAAAAAGAATATACAAACTAGATTAGATTACCAAGATGTAAGAATAAGTTTACATGATGATAATTTAGGTGCTGTTAGATCTATGTTGCAAGAATATTATCAATATTATTTTGCAGATGGAAATAAAACACTTAGTGGAACAGACGGTGCTTATCAGGCTAGAGACAAATACTTTGCAAAAGTTCCAAATTACGGTTTAAACAATAAAAAGTATAATCCATTTTTTAAATATATTACAATTTATCAATTAGCTAGAAGAGAATGGTTTGCATATACACTAGTTAATCCACTTCTAAGTGCATGGGATCATGGACTTGTTGATAGTTCAAGTACTGATTTTAATCAAGCATCAATGACTGTTGCTTACGAAAGTGTTTTATATAGCAACGGGTCAGTAGCAGGAGATACACCTCCAGGATTTGCTGAATCAGGTGTTGGTTACGATGTAGAACCGAGTCCGTTAGGTATGATAGATAATTCTTTGTTAAGCGGAACAGGAGGAGGCTCATTAATTCCGTCTCTTATTGGGTTAGGCACATCTGCATTACTTAATAAAGCATTTGGAAATAAATCAAAAGGTTCAAATAATATTTTAAAAGAAGTTGGAGTAGGTATATTAGGCGGGGTTATTACAAATGTGTTAACACAAGATAAAATACCTGTAGTAGACGGACAAAACATATCTTCTAGTTCAACATCAACAAATGTATCTAATTCAAGAATACTATCTGCTGAATCAATAGCAAATAGTCTAAGCGATCCTGCAACACAGGCTCAAGTTATGCCTGCAATAATTAATAGCGGCGGTTTAGGAAATGTAACGCTTTCTGAGTATAACAGTGCAAGTGCAGGACAACGAGCATCATACGCTGCCCAAGCTATTAATAAGATTCAATCAGGTGATGCAAAATTATCACAAGTTGCGTCCAATGCACTAGACAAACTATAGGATATCAAGATGGCAAATTCAGATTTAAGAACAGCAGAATCTGCAGAACTTACAAAAAAATTCTTTGACAATTATTTCCAAAAAGAAATAAGTTATAATCCTAGCGAAGTTGATGCTGTTATTGGATATTTTTTAAAACGAGGATTTGAAAAAACTAGTGCAATTAACACTGCGTCAGTACTTTTACAACAAGCAGAAATTGATAACTTAAATGTACAGGAATTATTAGATACTCTTAAAGGCGTTACTGATGTACAGCTAAGTATCATTGTAGCCCAAATCTTAAATTTCAATAGATCAAAAACAAGTGCGTTAGGTTTCAAAGACGGCACTACACCTACACAATTATTTGATCAAAGAAATATAGTAATTTAAGATGGCACATTTTGCACAAGGTAAATTCAATCTAAAAAACCCTGACAAATATGTAGGTAACAAGTCTCCTACATATCGTTCTGGTTGGGAATTTACTTTTATGAAGTTTTGTGACGAACATCCTAGTGTTAGTCAATGGGCTTCAGAAGCAATTCGTATACCTTATAGAAATCCGTTAACTGGAAGACATACAATATATGTTCCTGATTTTTTTATTGTATATGCCGACAAAGGTGGCAGACAGCGTGTTGAACTTGTAGAAGTAAAACCTAGTAGTCAAGCATTAAAAGAAAAATTAGGACGCTCAAGAGCAAACCGAGCGCATTATGTTGTAAATCAAGCTAAATGGGAAGCAGCAAGAGCATGGTGCAAACAAAAAGGTATTTATTTTCGTATAGTTACTGAACAAGATATATTCCATAACGGCAAAAGAAGATAAATAATAGTAGCATATAATGGAAAGCTACAATGACAAAAAAGTTAGAAGATTTATTAAATTTGCCAGATTCTAAAGAAATAATCGAAGAAGCTGAAGCAAGAGAAGTTGAGCAATCAAAACACGAACTCGAACGAGAAGAAACATTTCGTGACATAGCAGAATTTGATAAAATTAGTGCTGCATTACCTGCTGTAAAAGGCTTAGGCGAAATGGCAGACAAAGAACTCAATGAAGTTGCTGACAAAGCTATGAGTGCATATGAAGATTTAATGGATCTTGGCATGAACGTAGAAAGCCGTTATAGTGGCAGAGTTTTTGAAGTTGCAGGTAGTATGCTAAAAACTAGCCTAGATGCTAAAGTTGCAAAGATGGATAAAAAATTAAAAATGATTGAATTGCAACTTAAAAAAGAAAAAATGGACAAAGACAGTGGTAATGATAGTGATATGATTACCGGTGAAGGACATATTGTTACTGATAGAAATAGTCTTCTAGAGAAGCTCAAAGGGCTAGATAAAGATAAATAACATATAACACAAATTTAGGATCATTGCGCGATGAGATCATTTAAAGAAATACTAACAGAGTCTAAAAAGACATACGAATTTAAAATTGGTGTTGCAGGACCTCTACCAGAAGGCTGTGTAGATAAATTAGAAACTGCACTTAAGAAATATAATGTTGTTAATATGACAGCAGGAAAGAAAACACCAATACAAGAACGTCCTTTAGATTTTCCAAAATTACAAAATATGGAAGTAACATATTGGGATACTGAAATTGAATATCCTACAACTGCACATGTATTAGAAGAATATCTTTCTAACTGTTGCAGTATTCCAGAGACACACCTTATTGTACGTAATGCAAATGATCCAAGAATTGAATATCAAGAGGAGACAGATAATTCTCCTTATGAAACAATGTTAACTAAAGAAGACATGGGTGGCGAAAGCGCACAAGATAGCGTTGGCGGCAACCGTGTTATGGATTTATTAAAAGAACTTGAATCTGCTCGTAAAGAACGCGACCACGATGGCGCCGATGGTGCACCACAAGGTGAATCTAAGGACATAGGCGATGCAGAAAATAGCAAAGCGGTCGTAGGAGGCTAATATTATGGATATGAAAAACTTAATACAGCAGATGACGGATATTGAAAATTCTGCAAAAAAAGAAACATTAACAGAAGCAGCGAGTATATCAGTTACTGCTGAAACAGGTGCAGAAATTGCAGATATGATTGCAGCTATGCAGGGACATGCTGGAATGCAATCAAAACCAGTACCAGCAGATATGCCAATGCCAATGCGTACTGACATTGAAAAATTCCGTGCAGCAATGGACGACGATCCAAGTATTCCAGGACGTGACGATGTAGAAGGCGATCAAGATTTACAAGCAGGTATGCTTGGTTCTATTGCAGGAGCAGCAGGCGGCTCGGCATTAGGTGCAATGACTGGCGCAACTCCGGCACTATCAGCGTTAGGTACAACAGCAGGTACAGCATTAGGTGGTCCAGTCGGCGGCGCAATTGGCG